CAGCAGGGACAGGTAAGACTTTTATTAGTTTGTATCTTGCAATGCAAGATGTATTAGATCCTTCTACTCCATACGAGAAGGTGTACATGGTGCGTTCACTTGTACCTACAAGAGAGATAGGATTCCTCCCAGGTGATCATGAGGACAAGAGTAACCTGTATCAGATACCATATAAGAATATGGTGAAGTACATGTTCAAGATGCCTGATGACTCATCATTTGAAATGCTATACGATAATCTTAGAGCACAGCAGACAGTTTCTTTTTGGTCGACATCATTTATAAGGGGTGTCACTTTGGATAAGTGTGTTATAATAGTAGATGAGTTTAGTAATCTAAACTTCCACGAACTTGATTCAATCATTACTCGTGTAGGTGAAGATGCTAAGATCATATTCTCAGGAGACTACACACAGTCTGACCTGACAAAAACAAACGAGAGAACAGGTGTGTTAGACTTCATGAAGATCTTACAGACAATGCCATCATTTGATTGTACAGAGTTTGGTATTGAAGATATCGTAAGATCTGGTATGGTAAGAGAGTATCTTGTTAGCAAAATCAATCTTGGATTTCAAACTTAATGAAAACATTTAATCATGTAGGTGCTGTTAAGGAACTCAAACCTCTATCAGCAACACAGGTGAAAGGGAGACGATTCTATAAGACTCCCGAAGATAATTGGTATCCCTCCGTCACCACCATCGTGAGTCACATATCTAGTGCGACTCTAAAAGCATGGGAAGAACGTGTAGGATTTGAAGAAGCGGAGAAAGTCCGTCGTACATCAGCATTAAGAGGAACTAAGTATCATGGCATCGTGGAAGCGTACCTTAAAGGTGACATTAAAACAGTGGACAAAAGCGAGGGTCTTCCCGCGTACCTTTTTAGGTTTAGTCGTGAGGTTCTTGATAACATTGATAATGTTCACGCTATTGAAGCACCTCTTTACAGTGATGATTTACGGATTGCTGGTAGGGTTGATTGCATTGCTGAATATTGTGGGGAGTTGGCAATAATAGATTTCAAAACAACCAAGGAACTAAAACGTGAAGAGTGGTTGCACAAATACTTTGTACAAGAAGCAGCATATGCTTACATGTATTGGGAAAGAACTGGTTGTGAAGTAAAGAAACTTGTTACTATATCTGTGGCAGAAGACGGACAGACACAGGTAGTAGAAAAGTATGACAAGACACAGTACATTGATGTATTATGTGAGTGGATTAAAGAGTTCCGTTACTACTTAGAGGGCATCAAATCGTGAAGGATCTCGAAGAGAATTTTATGACACAGAATAAGTTCAGTGCTCTCGTCGAGACCACAGTTCAGAATAACAATGGTCTTATAAATTATATTGAAGCAGTTGCATCAGTATGTGAAGAGTATGAGATAGAAATTGAAAGAGTTAGTAAACTCATTTCTAAACCACTCAAAGATAAGATCAAAGCAAACGCACAGCAACTTAACTGTATTAAACGAACCAGTAGAGGAGTATTACCCCTATGAGAATAGAAGATGAAGACTTTTTTAAATCAGAAGTAGTCAAAGAAGAACTAGATGATCTACAAGAGTGTTATACTGATCTGTTACAGATGTCTCAGGGATTTCAGTCCTTTGATAAAGAAGCACGTCTAAACCATATTAATAAGACACTAGATTTGATTGCAAAACAGAAGGTATTCTATTCAAGACTGCAACTGATGGCAGGATATGTTCAAGTAAATAGCGAAGATGATACAGAGAAGTCAGAGATAGGTGAGATGAAAGATAGAATAGATCAGATGTCATCCATGTACTCTGGTGGAGGTAATCTGCTGAGTATATTGCAAGTCATGGAGGACAAACTATTAGGTTGGAAGAAGGACTTGCAGGACGGAAAGAGTGGTCACGACTTCCAGATATAGGGGGTTGTCATCGCATAAATAGTATGCTATCATTTATGGTGGCGAATATACCAAATACAAAACAATACGGAGAATACAGATGTCATTTTCATCGCTTAAAAAGTCTAGCAGTTCATCTATCAGTTCACTAACAAAAGAACTAGACAAGATGACTACTAAGGGTGGGGGCAAAGGTCCCGACGAGCGTCTATGGAAACCAGAGGTGGACAAAGCAGGCAACGGTTACGCAGTAATCAGATTCCTTCCTGCTCCTGCAAAGGAAGATCTACCTTGGGCACAAGTCTTTTCTCATGCATTCCAGGGTCCTGGTGGTTGGTACATCGAGAACTCGTTGACTACTATTGGTCAACAAGATCCAGTCGGTGACCTTAACCGCGTGCTCTGGAATTCTGGTTTAGACTCAGATAAAGATGTAGCAAGGAAACAAAAGAGGAAACTCTCCTACTACTCAAACATCTACGTTGTAAAAGATCCTCTACATCCAGAGAATGAAGGAAGAGTCTTCCTTTATAAGTATGGTAAGAAGATACATGATAAGATTGCTGAGGCAATGAAACCTCAGTTTGAAGATGAAGATCCTATCAATCCTTTCTGTTTCTGGAAGGGTGCTGACTTCAAGTTAAAGATAGTCAAGCAAGATGGATACTGGAACTATGATCGTTCTGAGTTTGCTTCTGCGGGTACACTCGGTAACTTTGAAGACACCAAACTTGAAGAGATATATAATCAGGAGTATAGTTTAAAAGACTTTACTGATTCTAAGAACTTCAAGTCATACGAAGAACTAGAATCAAGATTGAATCTCGTTCTTGGTAAAACAAGTCGTGCGTCTGCTATTAATGAAGACGACGATGGTTTAGACTATGAAGATCAGATTGCACAACCAGTTGAAGAAGTGTCTACTCCTGCAACACCAGGGTTCGGTAATGCTGTATCATCATTAAAAGAAGAGGAAGATCCTGATCTATCCTACTTTGCTAAACTAGCAGAAGAATAATGAAACGCATCGTAATTGCACTTGCAGCACTGTCATTTGCAACCCCTGCCAACGCACTAACGTGGAAAGAGTTTTGGGAACCGTTTGTTGAATACAGCAATCACCACCATCATTCTTATGACAGTGATTATCATCATCATGAAGACAGTTGCTTGCCAGTGCATTACGATTATTACTACTATGTTCCTGGATATTATAACGGACGTCGTTATGTTCCAGGATACAAACGTAGAGAGACTAGGACTAAGTACATTGATTGTTACCGACCTAGACATCATCATCACTAACCCATATATTATTTCACTTTTGAAACAAAAAAAGGGGGGAAAAAAATTCGCGGTAATTTTTCGCCCCCAGGGTTTTTCATAATTTTATAACATGAACTATCGACCTTACTCGCTCGAATGGCACAGATATCGTTATCTGAAAGAAGCGATTGATAAGTATCTAGATGACTATATTAGTAATGAGGTAATTATTGCTGATATCCATCAAGTGCTCTCAGAACGCTCCTCGCACGCACGCGAAGAATTTACTAGAATCGAAAAACTAGAAAAGGACCTGTAAATGCTATCAACCCAATATCGACTCAGACTCGAAAAAGTCTGCAAACTGATTGCCAATGGAAAAGAGGTGAATCTCACAGAAATGATATGGGCACAAAAACTAGCAAAGACAAATACTACTGCTGCCACATGGTTGCGTCAAGCACGACAGCGAGCAGCAAATCCCAACATGAAGGAGGGAGGGACCGACGATTTTCTGAATAAGATGGGATTAGGAGAACCCGACCCATCTGATTATAGAGAAGGGTTCAACAGTGCTGACGATATAGGCGAATGGTTCAACCGCAAGAAACCTGATGATTGGAGACAACGTGACTAAACCTACTGAAAACTACGAACAACTAATTCAACGCTTTACGAAGCGTACAATGCAACTCAATGCCAGACAAGATGAAATAAGAGGTTGGTATGAAGAGTATGTTAAAAATGAGAGCGATTTAAAGAGATTAGAAGGTTCCATGCAAGCAATACAATACGTTGCATATGGCAAAATGCCTGGGGATGGTAATCACGACAAATTCAAGGATCACACCCCAGAAGCATATAAGGCAAATATACCAGATCGTTACTAATGGTATTTTGGATAGGATTCACCCTCATGGTCTTAAATGAGGGTTTTGTCATGATGAGACATATATCTCCTTTCTTTGATAAATTGAGAAAGAAGGTAATTAAGAAATTAGGAGAAAACGTGTGGTATCGTCTCCATGGCACTTTGGACTACACATGGATAGGACTTGTCACACTAGGATTGATAATAAATCCCAATAGACTTGCACATTTGAGTTTTGTACTTATATTTTGGTTTGCGTCGTTTTGTATATTTTATCTACCACGTTATATTAGTAACCACCGTAATAACCGCCACCGCCAGAAGAACTAGATCCACCAGAGGAACTAGATCCAGAACTGGAACTACTGGAACTAGAACTAGAACTAGATGACTGTGATGTGTCGGTAGATGTCTGTGATGCAGTAGATGAAGCATCTGTGGTTCCTGCGACTACACCTGATGAATTTACGTCAGTAGATGTAATAGTTGTAGTTTGAGTAGCACCACTTTCAGTCGTAGTAGTGGTAACTGTCTTATTTACTAATTCAATAGCAGAGGCAAACTCAACAGATGGTGTTAAACCGTATTCTGTTGTATATGTGTCTTTGTTTGTTATAAAGACCTCTTTGATAATATTAGGAGTTATCTTAATATCGGATTCGGGGTCTAATTCTTCATTTGGAGCATATTTCATCAAATTCTCAAATTCATCAACAAAGTCTTCGACGTATTCTGGACGTAATAACCAAATATTCGATTTTGAGTCATTTATGCCTTTTTCGTACTCGTAGTTAGAAACTGGATATGTTGTATTTGTCACAGATGTGCCATCTGACCTAATATACGACCAATTTTCATTTACTTGGATTCCTGCCTTCACAAGCACCTTTCCTGTATCTAAGTCTTTTATTTCATTTGTCTCATAATGATGTACACCAGTTGAGAACCTATATTTGTCTTTTACATAATCTTGGAGTTCCTGCTCAGACAAGGGCCAATCGTCATATATGTTGATTATGTTGTTGCATATTAACACGACCCAATCGTATAGTGAGTCTCCATATACCTTACTTGCAATGAGATCTGGTCTTTCGTTATTAGCGATAGAATACTGTTGAAATCCAAGGACACTCTCCTGCATTTCTTCGATAAGAGTGCATTTTCTGAATATATTTCTTGCAATAACAGATGGTTCTACATTATTTTGTCTAAATGTAGACGTTCTGACTGCGACTCTTGGTAGATAACTGAAATATCCCATTAGATTTCCCTCCCACGACGATTGACTCTTCTACCTAGACCAGAATTAGTTGATCTATCTACTTTTAACCTTCCTTTTGGATTAGATGGCATACCCTTACCTGATGTACCTAAATTAAAATCACCAGATTTAGTACCAAGGTTAGCAGTTGGATCTCTATCATCACCTGTAATCATGTTACGAGTAACAAATGCAGTCTCGTCGAATGATAGTGATAATTTATATGATGCAGGACCATAGTCTTCCATTGTTCCATTTTCTAATTCCTGGAATCCTTGTCTAAGTGATGTATTCTGACCTGATGGTGTCAAGTCAACATTCATACTTGTTAGAACTAAATTTGTAGGGAATCTTAGTAATGCTGCGAGTGAAGCGGGTTTGTTAAGACCTTCTCCTGCAATATCTGCACCAAAACCCCTAGGTGTATATCTTACTATCTCACATCCAAAGAATCTAGGGATAGTCAACCAACGAGCATTGATACCGTTAGTATCTGGTAACATGCTCTCACGCATACAACTTATTATCTCTTGTATCTCTATTGCTTCTTTTGGGTTACGAGGTGACATATCAAAGTCAAAAGAATGACTACGATAGTTTACTCCTTTAAATACAGTTTCTTCATAAGGGTTGAATACCTTCCCTTTTGCAAGTGCAGCAATATTCTGTTTCGATACATTACCTTCTAGTCCTAGTGCACCAGTGGCATTATTAAATACACCAGCAATAGCACTAAATGCTACCTCTGTTTTACCACTATCTGCTGCGTCTTTTAATTTGGGTGCTATATCGTCAGCAGTTTTACCTTGTAGAACCTCTGTTCCTGCTGCACCGAATGCACCTAATGTTGCCTTTTCATAGTTAACACCATATGCTTCTTTTAATTGATGTGGTAAATATAGGTAAATTGTCTTATATATGCTATTCTTTTGAGTAGTATCGTTGCCTATTTGCTTTGCACCAGGTCCTCCGCCCAATGGTCCTGATACATAGTTATATGGGTTCGCACCTGATTCTGGATCATAAACAGTAAATTTAAGGTAATCTATTGCCTTTGTACCGAATTGTGATTCTGGATTTATATTTTCATCCCCTCTACTCGGTCCTCTCGGACTGGTCATGGGGTACATTAATCGTGTTTTTGCTGACATGGCATATTCTGGACGTTATAGACCTACTAACAAAAATAAATACAAGGGAGATCCTACCGCTATTATTTATAGGAGTTTATGGGAAAGAAAGTTCATGGTCTGGTGCGACAAGAATGAAAACATCTTGGAATGGGGATCAGAGGAGATTATCATACCTTATATCAGTCCTCTTGATGGGAGGGTGCATCGTTATTTCCCAGACTTTTACGTCAGAGCAAGGACTAAAACTGGGGGGACGCAGAAGTTTATTATTGAGGTCAAACCTAATAAGCAGACGACACCTCCCAAGCAACAACGCAGACGTACAAAGAAGTATATAACTGAAATCAAGACATATGCTATAAATGAAGCGAAGTGGAAAGCAGCAGTAGAATACTGTAAGGACAGACGTATGACTTTTAAGATACTTACAGAACACGAGTTACAAGTATGAGTGTATTCGAGGACATTAAAGATGCAACACAAGGTAAACCAAAGTCAAAGGACTGGTACAGAGGACAGTTATTTGGTGCATTAGACCCAGGTGAGGTCAAGGTAGGTGATTGCATATATTATAGTTATAGTGCTGCTACTGAGTCGTTACCGTTCTTTGATACATTTCCAATGACTCTTGTTGTTGACATTGATCCTATAAATGGACAATTTTCTGGTGGTAACTTACATTATCTACGTCCAACAGCACGTCAAAGCATTGCAAAAACATGGGGTAGTGGTTCTATATCATATCCTATGCGTTGCCATCATAAATACTTTATAGGTAGGGCATCCAATATACGATTAGTCCCTCCTGTTGATCTTCGAGACTTCGTTCCACTACCCTCTGAACAGTTTGTTAGAGAACTTGGTGGTGTACGAATAGAGATACCCAGTAGTTTTATTTGGAGTAGGTTGTAGTGGAACCAAATAGTTTTAAAGAGTTTAAGACAATGATAGGTAGGTCAGCGGGTACTATGCCCATGACCAGTAACCTATATCAGGTTAATTTGAGTGCACCTCCTATTTTTAGGAAAGGTGGGTCAGGTATTTACGATCCAGTAAAGGAAATAGAAGCAGAAAGAACTATTGACTACTATGCTAACAGTATTACTCTACCTAGTAGAGCAGTAACAACTGGTGAGTTAAATAATGTAGGACAGATAAGAAGATTTGCAACAGGACAGACTGCATCAGAGATTAATATACAATTTATACTTACAAAAGACCAGAGACATAGATATTTCTTTGAACAATGGTTGAATCACACAGCATCAGACTCAGACAATACAGTAGGATTCTATGATGACTATGTTGTAGACATGGAGATTTTGAAGTTTGAAAATGGACCAGCAGGACATCAACAGACTGCTGCATATAAGTTATTTGGTGCATTTCCATTCAATGTAGGTCAACTAGAACTTAATAACGAACAAACAAACCTAGTACAGTTAGATGTTGCATTTTATTTCGAGAGATATAGAATGGATCAGACCATGCCACAGGAACTAAGGGCAAAACCTTCAAAATTCTCACTAAAAGATCTATATAGTGACACAAGCATACCACAGTTCCTTGATACCATTTTAGGAGACTTCCCTGTTAATGGTGGAAATAGGTTAGTGTAAGTGCTATAAATACAAATGATATTATAAATTCATCATGCCATTACCAAAACTTGTAGTGCCTGAGTATGACTGTAAATTACCAGTCACAGGGAAAAAGGTCAACTTTCGACCATTTCTCGTAAAAGAAGAGAAATTACTGTATCTCGCAATGGAGACACAGAAAGAGAAAGAGATGATCAAGGCAGTCAAGAATATATTAAAATCTTGCACTGATTTGAAAAACGTAGATAGTCTACCAACATTTGAACTAGAATACTTGTTCTTACAGATTAGATCCAAAGCAGTTGGAGAAGAGAGTGAGTTCAAGATAGTATGTGAAGATGATGGTAAAACAGAGGTAGACGTTACACTTGACTTAAATGAAGTCCAAGTAAATATACCAAAAGGTCATAAGACTATCATACCATTGAGTGACGACATCAAATTACAGATGAAATATCCAGCATTGGATGCATTTGTTGACCGTAATATGGTGGATAATCCAGATGTTGAAGATGTATTTGCTCTTGCAGCAGAGTGTATTGACAAAGTATATGATGGAGAAGAGATCTATGATTCTTTCACTAAGAAAGAAGCAACTGATTTCATCGGTGAAATGAATAATGCACAGTTTACTAAGATCCAGAACTTCTTTGAGACTATGCCGAAATTAACTCATACATTGAAAGTAGAAAATCCCAACACCAAAGTTGTTAATGAAGTGGTATTGGAGGGACTTGCTGCTTTTTTCGGATAGCATTAATGCATGACAGTCTTATGAATCACTATAAGACGAACTTCGCATTAATGCAGCATCACAAGTATAGTTTGACGGAGTTAAACGATATGATTCCATGGGAACGTGATGTGTATGTCAACCTATTAATAGGACACTTGAAGGAAGAGGAAGAGCGAATCAAGAGACAACAGAACAAGAATAGGACTTCAATGTAGTGGCAGCAACGCTAAGACAATATATTAACGTCAAACCGCCTAGTGGTAATTCGGCACAGGTCAAAGCGATGCGTCCTCTCATAGTTGCCCAGAACAGGATGGGTGGAGCAGTCACATATTTTGGTCAGCAGATAAAAGATCTCAGTGAAGTCATGTCGGTTCATGCAGATATTGCTTCTGCATTAGTAACAGAAGAAGATACATTATTAGACGAGGAGCATGAACATCGTAAAGAATTAATCAAACCTTTAACTCCTATCTCCCCTTTGGTAGAGCAAGGAAGGAAGCAGGACGAAAAAGCAGAAAGTGCACAAGAAGATGAAGAGGAAGAAGAAGAGGGTGATGGAAAAGAAGTAGGTGAAGAGATAGCAGAAAAAGAAGGGAAAAAGATGAAATGGTGGGAGAAACTTCTAAAAGGTTTCGCACCTATTGTCAATTTTATTACCAAAGCATTTACAGCATTTGTAGCATATAAAGCGTTTGATTGGTTGAGTGACCCTAATAATCAAAAGAACGCACAGATATTATTAAAGGCAGTGAGTGCCATAGTAGGTGCTGCTGCAAAGATTGGTGGTTTTGGTGTCTTTCAAATTATGGAAGGTATCACCAGAGTATTTGGTACCAACCCAGACAGTAAAGGTATAGGTAAGGCATTTGATAAGATATTTGGTGTTTTACAAATATTTGGTGGATTAGGGTCATTATGGGCAGCAACAAGACTATTAATGCCATGGAAACTTGTAGGTGACTATAAGAAAATGAAGAAACTTGGTGATACACTACGCAAAATCAAGAATTTCTTCCAGAGGAAACCAAATATACCTAGACCTCCTGGGAAACCTGGCAAACCAGGAAAACCTGGAAAACCTGGAAAACCAACAAGGAAACCGAATTCATTGGGTGATCGTCTTCGTAGAATGAGAAGAAATATCCAATCAAAAATAGGGAACAAGGTTAAACAGGTAAAGAATTTCAAAAATAAGATAGTGTCTTCGGTAAAGAATGCTCCCAAGAACTTATCGAAGGCGAAAGATGGTATAATGAATTTTGGTAAGAATATATGGAACAGAGGTAAGAATATTGTAAGTAAGACAAAGAACTTTGCTCTGGATACAGTAGAGAAAGGTAAGAACTTATATAAGGGTGCTAGTGAGTGGGCATCAAAGAATATTGGTAGAATGAAGAACCTTGCAACCAAAGTAAAGGGTGGTGTCTTTGATTGGGGTAAGAAGATAGGGGCAAAGATGAACCAGTTGAAAGAAATGGTGAAGAACCCGAAGGCGATGTTCAAACCTGTGATGGAGAGGATAAAGAATACTATTAAACCTATTATTGAAAAGAACCCTAACATTAAGAAGGTACTGTCTCTTAAAAATGCAAAGACTGGATTAAAGAATGCAAAAGACTTTGCAATCAAGAATGTTAAGATTGCAATGAAGAGCAAAGAGATGGCAAACCTATCTAAGTTCTTGAAAGAAGCAAAAGGAAGAGTAAAGATAGGTGGTATTGATAAAGTTATAGCAGCAGTCATGGGACTCATAGACTATGGTATGGGTGAATCTCCTATCAATGCTATTGTAAGTGCAACATCTGGACTACTAGGATATGCTGCTGGTTTTGCAATCGGTTCACCGTTTGGTGGTTTCCCTGGATTCATCACAGGTGCAGCAGGAGGTATGGCAGGAGAATTTATTGGTGCACAATTATTAAGAGGTCTAGGTAAAATGCCTGGATTCAAAAAGTTAACAGAGGTAGAAGATCCACTTGCTAATGCATTAGGATTGAGTCCAAGACCAATACTTAGAGACCCAGATGTAGAGAAGAAGAAAGAAAATGATGAGAAGATGAAGAAATTCATCGAAGAAACTGACGCAGAGTTTAATGACGACGACATTAGAATCAACCCACAGGATAGGAAGAACATAAGTCTTTTAGATTTTGGTGGTGTTGACGATCAAATGTATAGTCTTAACGAACTATATGTCATGGAGAAGAATGGTGATGAGGCAGCGATAAAGTATCTTGAAGCGAGAAGAAATATGCAGAAAATGCTTCAAGATGCAAATGGTGGTAATACTGGACACTCCACTTGGCAGAGTACAACAACGCTGACAGAATCAGATGGAAGTACAATAACAGTAAAGGATTCTGATGGTTTCTCCAAAGGTGGTCTTGTAACTCCAAACCAAGATACAAGTAAAAAGATCAAAGGTAAACCAACTGTATGGAATAATCTCTATACAGAAATGGTTAATAATATTAAGAATAAAGAGTCAACGAAAGTACAACCTATGACAAGTATGGTTAAACCTAAAAATGATACAAGGGTTAAACCAAAACAAGTTCAATCTTCACCAACATCAGCAATAAATAACAAGGTAGATACTCTCACAGGTTCATCAGAAGCAAAGGTTCAACGTAGCAAACAGTCTACAACAACCACAAGAATTATGGTAATGAGACAGAACATCACACGTTCTGTACAAGCACCAGCACCAAAAGTTATTGACGTAACTAAATCTCCTAGTCCCTTACTCACATAATGGCAAAAGCAAGACTATACAAAATGGTAAACGCGGGTACTGTCAAGCGTGGTGGTATCACAGTTAAGGTTGGGGATAAGACTATTACTCAACCAACTATCAATTTTACTAAGAACGTTAAGGCACTTAATAGTTTAGGTGCTACTGTTAATAGTATTGCAATTCTTACACAGAATCTAAAAGAGACATTTCAAGAATATTCAAAAACCACTATATCAAATTACGAAGAGCAACTTAATAAGAGACGAGAGCATTTAGAAGTAGAGCAGCAGGAAAGAGAAGACGAAAAAGCAAGATTACTTCAAGAAGCGGGTAGAAAGAAAGATGATAAGTCGGAAGGGAAGCAGGAAAGTAAGTTAAAGACTGCATTGAAGGGCAGTCTTGGTATTATGAAAAAAGTTGGGAAGGCAGCATTTGGTTTCCTAGAAAACATAGCGAGTTTATTTGGTGGTCTTATTAGTAAGTTTATAGCTTATCAAGTAATGAAGTGGATGTCTGATCCACAGTCTCAGAAGAAGATGAAAAGTCTTATCGAAGGTATAGGACATATAGTCAAGTTCTTTTCAAAAGTTGCTGGTTTTCTAATCAGTACAGGACTGAATACTCTCGCAGCAGTTTTTGATCCAGAAACATACAAGAAGATATTTGAATTTGTTAAGTTTACCATGAACCTAGCAATGTTAGGTATTCCTTCTGTTATAGCGAAAGTTATAAAGTTCTGGAAATCAGGTAAATTACAGAAATCATTGACACAATTTATGGAAGGTGTTGGTGGTTTAATTAACGGACTGGTGAACTTAATTACTGGTTTAGGATTAGCGAAGTTTCTCTTAGGTGCTACTGGTGATCCTGCCGAAGAATTAGAAAAACCACGAGAAGATGAAGAAGCAGCACAATCTTTTAGTGAGTATCGAAATAGCGGAGAAGGTAACGAAACCCAGACATTTACTGCTAATATGCCTAATAATGATATACCAATTTATGATGAAACTACTGGTGAGACATTAAACCCAGGTGATCCTGGACATCTTGAAAAACTACAAGAAATACGAGGAGATGCCAAAGAAAAGGGAATAATGACACCAGGGATGGCAAAGGGTGGTTGGATCAAAGGTCCTATGTCTGGATATCCTGTTTCATTAGATGGTGGTAGATCTACATCATTCATAGGACATGGTACAGAGTATGTTGCATCAATGGCACAGGGTGGTGGACCACTTGGACAAGCATTTGTTATACCATATGACACACCAGCAACACGACAGAATCCAGGGTTAACTAACATGAGACTGCTGCAAGCAAAGTCTGCTGGATTTAATGTTGCACCTATGGCAGCGGGTGGACTATTAGAAGCGATTGGTAATACAATCAATGCACCAAATGTTCCTTATAAGAAGATTGAAAGTAAGATAGGTGCAAATAAAAAGATGTGGGATACATTCAGAAATACTATTGCTGACATAGAGTCAAGTGGTAAGTATAGAGTATTTGGTGGTAACAATGACATGTATGATGGTAGATACCAGATGGGTGCACTTGCTAAGACAGACGGTGCACGCATCATGGGTATGAAAGACCCAGGTCATGATGAAGATCCTAGGAAGTTCATGCGTGTTATGTTCAGAAACAATAGAGCATTACAAGAGAGATTGTTTGCTGGATTCACCATCGCTAACCACAACTATCTTTCCTCAGTAAAAGAATATGCAGACGCAGATTTACTTAGAAAGATGGAGATACTAGCGTATGCACATAACCAAGGATGGCAGGGTGCTAAGGTTCATATAACACAAAACAAGGTAGGTCAGGATTCCTTTGGTACAAAGGGAACTGAGTATTCTGATAAACTCAAAGCAGCATTCCAAGCAGCAAAGATAACACCTCCACCGATAAACAATGTAAGTAACGTTAAGAACCAGATAATAAACAAAGTTACACAGATAAAAGAAGCAGTCAAAGGTTTCATGTCAGGTGACATGATAAACAATAATGCGTTAGATGCAACAGAATCAAATGAAACATCAATGCAAGTAATGGCAGGGGACCTAAATCCTATTGATCTATCAGCAGCACCAGCAGAAGCACCACCAGTTGTATCAGGTGGTGGTACACCATATGAGATCCCTGCAAATAATTACATCAAACCAAGGTTCGGACTTCTTGCTGACCTTGCAACACAACCAGTTGAGATATTATGAGTTCTGCTAAGAGTTATAAACTAAGTAAAATTGATGTTCTTATCGGAGATAAGAAGGTAGACATAAGAGAACTCGTCAGTGAATTTAACTGGTTTGAGTCAATAGACTCTTCATTTATAAGATGTGATTTTGCTATCTTAGATACTGTACAGTTTGATGACAACTTACTTGGTAGTGAGATAGTTCACTTAACATTTGAATCCACAACAGAAAAGAAATCTAGAATCGTACATACCTTACAGATATACAAGATAGGTAGTATAGTAAAACAAGAAAGAGCAAAGATGTATATCCTACATTGTGCATCACCAGAAATATATGAGAACGAAGCAAACCGTGCATTCGGACAGTTTGGACCAGTATCAGGTAAGACAGATATAGTCAAGAGAATGATTAAAGATCATCTGAACTCACCTAAGAAAACACATATAGAAGCACATACAAATATAAATGTATTGTCACCTAACTGGCGACCTGTTGATCTTATTTCCTACATGTCTGATAAGGTTAGTAGAACAAAAGCAGGCAGTAGACAGAGTGGTAAAGGTAAGAAACAAAGTGGTTTCTTGTTCTGGGAGAACAAAGATGGGTGGAATTTTAAATCTATGGATGGATTATGTGAACAGGATAGTATTGCAAAGTACACCTATGCACAAGCAAACGTAGGACAGAATAATCCAGGGACAAATTTCTATCAGATAGAGTCAGTAATATATCCAGAAAGAGCGAACCAATTAGATAAGTTACGTCAGGGTGCATATAAACAGTGCACATATGGTATTGTCATGGCACAGTTAACTGATAGTTACATGCCTAATGCTGGTGCTTCATCATCTACAACATTTGATGAGTGGGTAAAACTCAATGTACCATACACTGCTAATGATGGTAGTGCTGGGTCATTGAATAATGAACAGTTGCTGACGTTATATAATGCATCAAAAGACCTTGATATAACATTTAATAACGCTGGTAATGATACATCATTCACATGGAAACCTAAGTCATTTGATGAGTATAACGCTAACTTAACTGAGAGACAGTTGGCAAATAAAGATAAGACAGGTAAACCGTCAGGAACAATCAGTGGACCTATGGTATCTAATTTATTAAAAACATTTGCCAAAGCATCTAAATTGCATGATGGTTTACCATATAGGAAAGAACATATAGATGCATATATTAATCTATATCCTACAAGAACTAAGTTCAAGATCCTACCAGGGTTTAACAATCAAACAGCAAATGCACCCAAGGGTGGTGCTGATGATGCAGATGAGAGTGTATTAACTGCTGCAACATATTCTGCTGCACGTTGGTCACTATTAAATACACACTCTCTTACTATCAAAGTCCCTGGAAATACTAAACTCAAAGCAGGATGTGTAATCACAGTAAACTTACCGTCATCTAAACAAGAGAGTAAGAAAAACGTGGCAAGAGACCAAACATATTCTGGTAAATATTTGGTAAAAGGACTAAGACATACCTATAAAAAACAGGGATTAACAACAGAACTTTACTTGTGTAGGGGTTCCTTGCCAGTCACTAAGAACTAATGCTATAATAAATAGTAGTAAATACCGAGTAATAAAATGAAAAGTATAGAAGAACACATTCAAAAGGATCAGGATATTATTCATGATCCATTAGTAAGTCCTGCTGCACGCAGACATGCAAAAGCAGAACTTCACGACTTAGTAGAATATAAGGAACATCATCCAGAGGATCACCATGATCCAAACGCACTTGAACTATTTTGTGATCAGAATCCAGAAGAACCAGAGTGCTTAGTATACGACGACTAAGTTATGTTTATTGATGTGGATGCACCGAAGAGTTTTATCGGTGGTGCAAAGATAGATCATGAAATTGTAGATGGAGTTGTTGACTACTGGAATGACTGTGATTACTTTGATAAAGAAGAAGGTCACACAGGTCATGGTGTAGACAAGAGTATGAAAGATTCTCTTGACTTGACAATTCCTAGATATATAAAAGACAAACGAATAACTGCATATATTGATGCCCTTGCAGAGGTGACTATAAAGTATGTTGAACACTATCATACTCTTAAATCTATCAAGTGGGACCTATTAGAGGACTTCAATATACAATGGTATCCTCGCGGTGGTGGATTTCATTCGCTACACTGTGAGAGAAGTAATGCACACCCACAGTGTGCAGGCAGAGTCATGGCATGGATGACTTTTCTTAACACTATTGAGACAGGTGGTGAAACATACTTCGAGTATCAACAGTGTAAAGTAAGAGCAAGCAAGGGATTAACCCTGATCTGGCCAGCAGACTGGACACATTTTCACAAAGGATGCCCCGCACCTAACGAAGAGAAAATGATTATCACTGGATGGTATGACCTCACTATTTGAGTCCATGATACTTGGACAGTTCCGTAACAGAAAACAGGCATTTACGAACCCAACTAAATGGCCACAGATAAACGTGTTATATCAAAAGATTGCAGAGAATGTATTAGACTTAAAGCAGTGGTATAACTACCAGACAGAAGACACAGCATATAGACATTATCATTTATCGTGTGAGTATATTGATGAGCATACAGTTATTACATCAGCATTTAATATAGACACACAGTCAGATGGTTGCCAATTACAATGGGGTTACTATGGTGGTTGGTGGTTTGGTGAAGTAAGAGGTGATTGCATCCTAAGAAATACAAGAGTAAAGAGTGAGATATGTTTTAACGGTTCTCTATATCAGTCTCGTGATACTGGTATAGATATAGATACAGGAGAATTTAGATGGGGTAAAGAGGAGGAGGAAGGACTCTTTCGTTTTGAACGTCTAAATACAGAAAGGGAGTACGATTTAACAAATGTCACTAGGAACTAAAACTGACTTCGCAGGCAGAGATGGATTTCACTGGTGGATTGGTGAGGTAGAAGACCACATGGATCCTGCCCAGTTGGGTAGAGTTCGTGTGCGTATTATCGGTTGGTATACTGGTAATAGAACAAAAGATGATGGTTCAGATAGTTACTTACAAACACTTCCAACGGAAATGTTACCATGGGCAACTGTACTACTACCAACAGACAAACCACAAACTAAGAACGGTGGTACAACAACAGAATTACAACCAGGGTCAGAGGTTCTTGGTTTCTTCTTAGATGGAGAAGAAGCACAACTACCATGTGTACTAGGTGCTTTCCGTACGTTTAGACATGCAGAGGGAACATCAGAAGGTAGAGGATCATCAAATCAGATGTCTCGTACTATCATTGCAAACAATAAGATTGCTGATGATAATGCAACAAACACTTCTACACAGACAGGTTTAAATAATGCCCCTGCATTTGGTGGACATCCATATGTAAAAGCACAAGGTCAAACCCCAGGATCAGCAACAGGTGGGGAAGAACAATCTCGTGGTGTAGTTAATAGAGCAGAAGTAGAAACACCATTTAACGTATATACTAACCCTATTGGTGTACCGTCTAACATAGGTGGTATCGCTGATGGTACAACTGGACCAGCAAACGAAGGATTTCAAAAGGATCTACAACGTATGTTGACGGATCTTGGTATGGCATTTGGATCTATCGCTCAGGACTCTGATGGCAACATGGTATCTGCTATCACAGGTCAGATCATGGAGGGTAAGGCAGCACTTAATCAGTTGACTAACCTTACAAACTTTATCACTAATGGTATTAGTGGTATGTTGGCACCATTGAAAGAGTTTCTTGCACAGAAGATGCAAATGGCGATTGATCTTATAATGAAAGCGGTCAGTAACTTCGTACCATTGATCGTGGTCAAACAGATCATGGCAATTATACAGTCAATCATTCAAGATATATTTTGTAAACCAGTCCCAGGATTTCTTAGTGCTATAAGTGGGATAGTCGGGAATCTGGGAGGATTCCTGCAAGGAGTCATGGACTTTGTTATGAATAAGATTGATGACATGATGGCATCTATCACTGACTTCGTTGAGAGAGCAATGAAGGGTATTCAATCAAAGATTTGTGGAGCACTTGCAGCGTTTAATAAGATAGCAAA